GTCAGCAGCGTTACCCAAAGATGACGCTGTGTTGTTTAGCTCGACATAACCATAACGTGTCATAAATGATACGACTGGTTCGAATGATGTTGGATCAAGCACTACGCCTGAGCTCATTAGCGGGATGTATGGGCAATAAAATGCCGCTGCATCTGATTCGCTTGAGCCTTTGTATCCAACTAGTACATCGTCGTCTGCAGCATATGTGTTAACGTAAATTTTCATTGCGTTATTTAATGTGCCTACAAACTTAGTGTTTGTTGGAGCTTCAAAAGCACCTTCAGTTGTTCTTGCGAACGCTGAAGTAGTTGCACTCTGTAGTACAGTTAAGATTGCTGGAGAAACAACAGCCCAGTTACCTGCGCCTCTACGTGTTCTCTGTGCAATTCTATTTGCTGCTCTGTTAACTAGAACAGCTAAAGCAGCATGTTCGTCACCAACAAAAGTAGCAGTACCGCTAACAGCAGCCTGGTCAAATGTATCTGTACCAGTTCCTGCTAGTGTAGCAAGTGATCCTAGGATCTCTTGGTCGATTTCAGCAGTAATCTCTTGGGCAAGTGCTGCCATGATTTCTGCTTCTACGTCGATACCGTGCATTGACTGTGCGTCTTGTGCAGATTCAAAAGTCCAGCGAGCTGATAGCTTTCTGGTTTTTGCTTCTACTGTCTGCTTCAAGATTTGGATGCTTAGTCTGTTACCAACCGCTCCTTCAAGTGCAGCTGTAGCATCTGCTTTTGCAGATGTAGCGTTACCTGAATATGCTTCAGCAATCTTGAATGGTGAAAGTGCTTCTTCACCTGCAATAGCGCCTGAAGCGCCTGTGCCTGCCGTGTCCGAATAACGTACACGTAGTGTGTGGATTTGACCCACTGGTCCTGTCATAGGCTGAACACCAACAATTTCGTTAGCAATAACTGTAGGCATAACACGACGGATAACGGGTAGAATCACTCTGTTAAGAGTTGCTACGTTACCTGCGGATGTTGCGCCAGCTGTGGCTGTTTCTGACAAATACTTACGTGTATTTTCCAGTGTACTTGCCATTACGCTTTTCTTTGTGCCTGAAAGGCCTTCAAGAAGTGCAGTTTTGGTGTCCTGCCAGCGACTTTCTAATAGTTCTGACATATCGATATCTCCTTAATTTAATCCTGCAAGACGTCTAATATCAACTACATTATAGTTGCTATCATCGCTTACATTGTCATGACTTTTGGTTTCTTCTCTATTGCCTGTGTGTTCTTTGCCTTCTGTTAATTTCGCCTTCTTTTCTGGAGCATTACCGTCTATAACTGCCGGTAGGTATTTGTCAAACTGTGAGCGTAGCTTACCAGTTTGAACACTTTCCAGTAAATCCATCATAATGTCTTTTTGGTTCCTGTTTAGAGGAGCCGTTAATTCACTTATGACATTTTGTCTTTGAGCTACATTAGTCATACGCTTGATCTCAGCTTGTTTAGCTTCTGCTAAAGTTTGCTTTTCAACAACCGTCTTCTTTGCTTCTGTTAGCTGCTTGTCTTTGATCTTAATAACTTTCAGTAACTTTGCAGTTTCTGAGTTTTCATTAAGGTAGCTATTACCATACTCGCTGGCAAATGCTTCAAACAGTTTACGCCCAAAATCATTTTTACGTGCTGCTTCAATATCTTCTTTTAATTGACCAATTTCATTAGTTAAAATTTTGTCAGTTATAGAAGCTACTTTAGCTGCACTTCTTTCAACAAACTGTGTTTTCAATTTGCTGAAGTGTCCTTTAGCTTCACGAATTAATCTTACCTTCGTTTCTGCTAAGTCTTTCTTGTCTTCATTAAATTCTGATATTTCTTTCGCAAGTGACTCTACTACGAAATCTTCAAGCATACTGAACTTACCAGCCATTGCTTTTTGATCTTCATGAAGTTCGTTTACTTCTTTAGCCAGTGACTCAGTTACAAAGCGTTTCATTAGTCCTGCGTTTTCACGCATTGCTACTGCATACTTTGCCTTTGCCTCGGCTAATTGTTTACGATCGTCTGCAAACTCTTCAATTTCTGTAGCAAGACGTTCACTAATCATAGAATCAATAGCTTCTACCATAGTGGATTTGTCATGCTCATACTTTTGAGCAAACTCTTCACGAAGTTCAGCTGTAACAGATTGACGATTTTCTTTAATCTTACTGTCCCATGCTTCTTCGATTTCGTGGCGCACGTCTTCGGAAACTACATCATTTTCAAAAAGTGTTTTTAGTGCATCCAACATATTATTCTCCTTTTATTGGAGTCGACTGATTATATTAATCAGCGATTCTTTTAAGTACTTTTGTGCCTTAGGGTCTTCTTTAGTTGCCTGTGCCAGTTCGTAAGCCTGCATACCTCCACGTGCATTCATTAAATGCTCGTAGATTGGTGTCGGGTAAGCACCGGGGGCGCTGGGCTGAGCCACAACGTCCACAGTGATAATTTCAAAATCAGAGACTTGGCCATCTCCGCTTTCACTAACATTACCAGAGCCACGTGACGAAACCCCTAGCTTCACACCACTTTGTATCATGGTGCTAACTAGTTGTCCCATCGGCGTTGGTAGTATCTTTAGTTTACCATATCCGTTTGGGCCATCCATCCAGCATTGCTCGATCATATGACTTACACGGTCCAAGTTAATATTAAGTCCTTCCGGATGATCAACTTCGCCAAGAACACTATATCCACCAGCAATTTGCTCGCCGAGCGTTTTGACAGCCCTGCCAATTTCATTCACAGGATACACACGCTGATTAGCGTTGCGTACTCCGCCTTGTATCATAATACCTTTCATGTACAAGTCTTTTCCTTCGTTAGCAGACTCAACGACCATTTGTGCTTGGTCAAATGTCAAATGTTCTCTTAGATTGTTTCTCATCTGTTAGTCCCCAATTAGCTGCCTATCATCGACTTCTTGTCAGCAGCATTTTCGCCTGCGCCTTTTTTCTCAGCGCCATGGCCTTTTGGATTTTTTGACATTGATTTTGCTGCTTTACCGCCCGGTACATTGACGTTTCCTGTTGACATATCTTTAGTAGTATTTGCCGCTAGTCCACCTGTTGTACCTTTAGTATCAGCTTCTCCGCCTTTTACCAAGTTTGAAGCAGTGCCGCCCATGTCGTTTTTACCTGCTACGACTGACTTGGCGTTTGCACCATTGTCACCCATTGTAGCAGTTACTTTTTCAACATACTCACGCATTTGCTCACCTGCAGATTTTTCTGACTTATCATCAGCTTCTTCTACTTCGTCGTCACTAGCTTCGAAGTTAAGTGATTCATCTTCACCTTCTTCATCGTCGCCCATGTCCATCTCGTCGTCACCTTCAGCGTCATCATCCATGTCGTCGCCTTCTTCGCCTTCGTCATCACCAAGCATGTTTTCAAACTCTGCTTTTAGATCTTCTAGCTCAGCTTCTAAATCTTTAATGTCGCCCATTGTAGCTGGTGTATCGTCATCTTCGCCGTCGGCGTCCATATCCATTTCACCGTCTGGTGCGCCCATATCCATTTCCATGTCATCAGCAGTATCACCACCGCCCATGCCCATATCCATTTCTGGTTCACCTTCTACTTCAAACTCGTCAAGGTTAAAATTTTCGTTAGTTTTTTCGTCATCATCTTCATCTTCGTCATCTGACTCATCAACTTCTTCATCAGTTGTTTCATCTAGATCTTCATCTGAATCTGACTCATCTACTTCTTCATCAGTAGCTTCGTCTACTTCATCATCTTCAACATCGTCTGTTAAAAGATTTTCGTAGATATCTCTTGATTTTGCCACTACAATCTCGTGGAAAATGTCTTCCGCCTTTGCGCGGTCGTTATTTACAAGATGCTCTAGCATCTCTTCAAATTTGTTTAAATCTGCCATTATTTTCTCCTAATAAATGTTTACCTATGGTAAGGCTGTCATGTGTATTTAGTGGGGTAGGCAAAATGTACGTAGAAATAGGCCAAAAACGGGGTATTTTGGCTAAACGTCAGGAAAGTTGATGTAATTTGACAAAATCTTCAACTGTGATTGTAGTGTAGTTACTCAATTTATTTAGTTCCTCAGGGCAATAGTTATCAGATGCTATTACCCGTACATACTGAATATTTTTATGTTCACGCACTACAGACACTGTTTGACGCAACCAGTTTCCAAAAAAAGTTGCGCCGTCTTGACTTTTTTTATAATTAGGAGTATCAGCAAACACATTATTAAATTGTGTTCCGAGGCCCCTGTAATCAAAGCCGAGTATGTATATTCTATCATATCCGTGCTGTGATGCAAGCCAAAGTGCTGTTGGTCCACTACTCCATCCTTTACTTGGATTAAATAAATTTAAATCTGGAATTCTTTGATATGCTTTGTTTGGATTTGTCCAAACAGTTTGTTTGCGCTGGTAACCTGCTTTTGATATTTCTAAAATCATCTTTACATCAACTGCAATAAGATAATCCGGTGCAAATGATCTATATAAAGCATTACATCCGTAAGTGTTTCCAATAGGAGTAAGATCTTCGACATTAATAGGACTTCTACTAGTGCCGTTACCAAGTACAAAAGCAGTTCCGTGCCTTTGGCGTATTTGTGCTTTTTCTATATATTGTGGAGGTTCTTGTACTAAACGTTTGGCTGCTTTTTCAGATCGTCGTATTTGTTTTTGTGCTTTACGCTCAATCTTTATTAGTTGCCATTGTTCTTTTGTGTAGTTTCTTTTATCTAGTTTTGCCAATTATCATACCCCGACCGCCTCAGCGTTCGCTGCCATACCATACATTTGTCTAACGAAGTCTACTTCTTTAGCCTTCTCTTGTGTATGTAGCTCGCTTGCTTTGCGGGCACGATTTATCTGACTTAGAGTCAGTCGTGTTTTACGGGTATCGTCAAGATCAACAATAGATTGATCATACTGAGGTTCATACCTGTTATCTTCAACAGGTTCAGCAGTTTCTTTATCGTAATGAAATAGTTCTCTCAGTATCATAATGTTATTTATACTTTATATTGTGTCTTCGCCACCGGCGGGTTGGCCGCCGCCTAATTCTTCACCAGTTGCAGTTTCTGGTGGTGCGCCTTCGCCACCATCTTCGCCGCCTTCAATCTCTGCTGATGTTTCTGCACCATCAATGTCTGCACTAATACCAGCACTACTAATACCCACTCCGCGCATTTCGCCGCTTGCATCTTCATCTGTAGGTGCTAACGTTTCTTCGTTTTCTTCTCTCCACAAGCGTTCGTTCTTTGCAATGTCTTCTGTGCTTAGGCCTAAGAATCTTTCAAGAGCAAATCTATTACTAATATAAGGTATAGCTTGTATTTGCGACCATGTACCAATTCTTTGGTTGTCTAACTCTGTTTGTCTATAAGCAGCAAAGTTCTGTGGAGGTTGGAATTTAAGATCAAACATTCCAGTGTCAATGTTAACACCTTTTTCTAATAGATATCTTTTAAATTCTTG